TGCCTGTTCCTGCGTCAATATCTCCGCGTCGGAGGGCATCAGGTACTGGAACATGACCACTTCATTGGTGGCGAGGTAGAACGTCATGGCATCGCGCTCTTCCTGCGTGAGCTGTGGGAACAATGCAATCAGCGCGTGAAGGTCGCGCTGTGGATGCACCGTAATCGTTAGATCCGTATCACCGACGCACGCCCACTGCCCGGTCGTCGGGTGCTGGATGGTGGCGAGCAGCATGGTGGTGGTGCGCCCTGGCTCGTGCAACACCTTCGGCAACTTCAGGTTGTACAGCTCGCGGCTGATGCCCTTGGCGCGTTGCTCGCTGGTGAGGTTCAGGCGGGCGGTTACGGGAAGGTATACGGTGCTCATGTGTAGATGCTGTAATAACCGTTGATGTCAGACTCGATGCCGCTCTTGTTGCCTTCCGTGTCTTGGTCAACAGGCCAAATAATCCATTCCGATGTTCTGAACGTTCCTGTGATGTCGGCCTGTGAACCTAAACTAAGCACCGGATTAGCATGGTCATTGGAATTAGTGGCATCACCCGTAACTATGGAGCCGCCGTTGTAGGCCATTTTCATATTTGAGCTACCCCAAATTCCAGTATGTAGATACATCGCCGTAGAGGTGTGGTCCGATACGCTTACTCTTGCTGCACTACCTGAGCCTGAGCCCGTGCGAAGTTGGGTGTAGGTGCCATCGCTTGGCCTTGTGTACATCTCAAATTTTCCAAATGCACTATTTCCACCACCGCATACGATGAAGTTGTAATTCTGAAAACTGCCGCCAGTCAAATACCGAGTGGCCAAGACCATCGTTTGCGGCAAGTCGAAGTCCGTAGAAGCTGTATCAAAGGGCGTTGTGATTTGGTCGTCATCACCAAACTCCAATGATGGCTTGCTGTTCTCAGTAATTACCGCCGTGCCGTTGTATATCTGCGGCTGGTTGCCTGCCGTGCTTTGCGTGGCGTTGTTGCCGTTGCCTGACTGGTCGACCCACGTTACACAGTAGCCCGCTGATGCGCCGCAATACGACGCGATGGCTGCCGTGTCCAAATCGCCATTTGTGTCGAAACCGATATCTGTCTCTGCGTCGTCGCTGGCGCGTCGTATGCGCATGCATGCACCTGAATGGGCGCTTCGCAACTTGCGGACGCTGTAGGCTGCCGCGCTACCGGTGTAGGTGTCAAGTAGCAAATCACCAGCCGCCGCGCTCGTCGTCCGCACCATCTTTAGCGACAGCGGCAAGGTGCCGCGCGTCTCGGCTGTGGCGTCGGTCTCGTTGAGGCCGGCAAGTAGCGCCGCCTTCGCGGTGGTGAACGTGGCGTTATCTGCGGGCTGTGTCGTGTACTGCGTCCAGTCGCCTGCGGTGTCGGGATCGGCTTGGAACTTGGTCGAGTAGTACAGCGTTCGGTTTATGGTGTCGGTTACGCCCGTATCGCTCACCTCGGATTCCGCGAAGCCGTCACCGTCGGGGCGGGCGGTGTAGTAGACTTCCAAGGTAGCGGTGGCGCCGCTGCGCTCCGTCTCTGCCTCGGTGTCGTAGCGCCCGTGGTACTGTACACCTGCCGCGCCCGACTGGTCGACGAACTCCAACGCCGTGCCGCCGCTGTTGACGGCCAACACTTGGCCGTTGGTGCCGAGGGTGGCGGGCGTATCGCTGAGGTCGGTGATGCTGGCCGCGGCGATGCGGGCGTCTACTGCCGCGTCGGTATATCCCACCTTGGCGTTATTGGTCGCCGTGTCGCTTTCGATGGTGTCCAGGTTCACCGCCTGCGTTACGGTGAGGTGGTCGACCTTATCGAGCTGTGCCTGTGTTGCAAATTTGTTCGTCGTGGCCGCGTCGCTGATGTCGTCAGCATCGAGCACGACGTCGCCCGTCTGCGTGTTTACGCTGGTGACGTTGCCGCCGGTGGTGACGGTGGCGGTGCTGCCCGAAATGGACAGCGAACCATTCGATACCACCAGCTTGTTAACGTTGCCGCTGGGGGTGCCGTCGACCTCCTCCACGGTGAGGATGGACAGCGGTTGGATATTGATGTCCGGCGCCTGCCCGACGCGCATCACGCGGACGTTATACGTAGCCTCGGCGATGTATGCGCGCTGGTCGCTGTCGAACTCTACGTCGGCGGTATCAAAGTCGATACTCTGAATGTTGACGCCGGTATAGGTTCCGCCGACGCGATCGAGGGCGCTGCGCACCTCGTCGCTGATGGTCATGGCTTCGCCGTATTCCTCGCTGACGCAGTACACATCGACGCGGGCGGTGTCCAGGCTGCTGCTTCCCGACTTCGTTCCGCTCGGCTGGATGTCGCTCACCTTGTAGACGATGAACGGAAGCGCGGCGTCTTGGTCCGCTATCTCCGGATATACCCGCGTTCCGCAAATGGCGACGATCTCCGCGTCGTTGCTCAGGATGTTGTATAACGCCTTGCCTACATTCATTTCCTCAAGATTTTATCGAACAGTAGGGAATACCCGTCGGCCAGTTTTTGCCGAGCTGCCGGCAGGCCCTTGGCTACACCACGCGCAAAGAAGCCTTTATTTCGGGTGCCGCTCCGCATTCCTCGCCCTCCAGTAAACCCTCGGAATCCTTTGCGCAGTTGTGGCATGATGCCCTCCTCGACCATGTGGGCGAAGTATCCATCAGACTTAATGACCGCGCCGGGATCCTTGAAGTCGAAAGTCGCCTGTGAGCGCGGGCCCACCAAATACGTGAACTTGGCGCCCTTCGCCTTGAATACCTTGATGCTCTTGTATAGTGTGCGGTTTTTGATTTCGTAATCAGGGCCGCGCTTACCCTTATTCTTTCCTGATCGCAAGACGAAGATGCTCCCACCATGAGGAGAAATTTCGGCTTGAACGGCGAGTTTAATCTCCTTCGCTGCCTCCTTGTGGATAGTCTGAACAGCCTTAACGTTCTCCTTTCCGAAGTTGCCCATCCTGTCGAGCGTCTTAAACAGCTCGTCCATGCCTTCCAGTCCCCTTGCGTCCAACATCAGCGCCCTCCTTTTTCGCGGCAGTGGAGGCGCAGACCTTCGCGGCGCCCTACCTCTTCCTGCCCCAGTATTTCGTAGTTCCTGGACTCGAACACAACGCGGTCGGTTTCGGTGATCGTAAACGAGCCCTGAGGGTGGCGGATGAAGAACTCGATATTCTGCTGTGCGAACATCTGTTCGGCTTCCGGCGTCTCCTTCTGCCCGCCTTTATAGATGACCTGCGCCCATACCGTCGCCTTCGTGGTGTAGTCCTTTTCCACCTCGCCGAAGTCATTGCGCGTGTCGTCCTGCGACTGGATTGTGATCCGCCTGTCGAGCCGCTGGAACTTCATCGGAACGATACGATTCGGTACGGGTTGAGCAAAGCATCGAGGCCGAGCTTCACCTGTGTTGTGATGGTGCCCACGATCTCCGGCTGTCGCAGTTCGTACATGTGGGCGACCAGCAGCTTAATGGCATGCACGATTGCCGCCGGCACCGTCGCCTCCGTATAGCCTACCGTAGCGACCACGTTCAACTTGTAAAAGCTGTAGTCGTAGACATTGGGCACGTTGATGAGGGACACCTGGGCGGGCTTCCGCAGGTGGTCGAGGTAGTAATCGGTATCCTTTACCAGCTGAACGCTGCTGCTGGCACTGGTACGGTATAGCAGCGTGAAGCCCGTAGCGGAGACCGGGCCGACCGGTATCTCGAACTTGCTGTAAACATCTTCATACGTGATGCTAACGGCACGGTCGCCGATGCGCAGGTTCGTGATGTTCTCAATGTGGAGGATGGCCGCCTCACGCATGGCCTCGATCAAGGTGTCCTCCTCGCTGTGTTCTACGCGGAGGAAGGCCTTCAGGTCGGCGGTACTTACCACGTCGCTGTAAACGGGTGCGCTGGCGTCAGTTACTGTATACCGCATGCTTTGCAATTTCGACAAAAAAAGGGAGGGCTATCGCCCCCCCTTTCTCAATTGGAACCCCCCAATTATTAGGTGTCAGCACCCAAAATCTTGGTGTCGGTGAACGGAAGCGCACCGATAGACTCGGCACGGCGGACCGCAGCGTCGAAGAAGGTATCGACAACGATCTTCACCGTTCCAGCGGAGGAGCCGCTGTAGATGTCGACCGTGACGTCGAGCCCGCCCCAGTTGGCGTAGTGCAAGTCCGTCCAATCTCCGTAGTACACGAAGCGGAGCGCATCCCATCCCGTGGCCGCGCCGAGGGCGACGTCTGCGCCGCCGTCGATGAGCTGCGAAGCGTAGACCGCGCCGGCGTCGATGCTCGGAACGCTGCCGCTGGTGAGCGCGTTGTAGCCGAAGATGGAACCATTCTCCACCAACGGGCTAACGCTGGAAACGTTGGCAAGGCCCATCAGGTGAGCCATAGCCGTCGGGTGCATCAGGAACGCGGTGTTGTTCTCCGCGCCGTTGGCCGTGATCGTGCTCCACAAGTTCCGGATGTCCGTGGCTGCCGTAGCCTCCAAATCGTTGGTGTCGACCATCGTTCCGAGCACCACCGTTCCGGTGCCGTTGGCAAGCGCGGTAGCGCCGCCCGTTCCGTGGATGGCCTTCAAAGCAATGGCGTCCTGAGCGACAGCGATGGAGCGACCGAAATCAGCGGCGATGACCTGCGCCATGTTGCCCGCGGTTTGGTTGATGGCCTCCTTCGTCACGATCATCTGCTGAGCCAAGCGGTTCGGCGACAGCGTGACAGCACCCATCGCACCGGTGTTGCCGGTGACGCTGGCACCCTCGGCAGGCGTCTCGGCTGCGTCGGTCGGCAGGCTGGGCAGCTTGATGTCTCCCACGAAGCCGCTCAGGCGCGTGGCGCCGGTAGCCTCCAGCAAAGAGGAGGAACGCAGCGCACCGACCAGGGCGTCCACTTCCGTGGCGACGGTGGTCACTGCATCGTTGACGCCGCTCTGTGAGCTGTCGACGCCGTACACGTTACGGGTCTCCAGCAGCTTGGCAGGGATGGAGAAGTCTCCGCGGAGCGGGAGACCCATCGCGCCGGCTTCGTTGCGGGCTTCTTGGTGCATCTCACGCTCGACGCCGGTGGGGTTGCCACCTTCGCGGAGCGCCTTGGCGAAGCTGTACGAGGCGCGGATGTTCTTCATCTCGGAAGCCTCCGAGGTAGATCCGGCTCCGGTCTGCGCCATCTGCTTGATGCGGCTCTCGTTCTTGGCGAGGCTGTCGCGCATCTCCTCAGCCTTGGCGAGCTTGGCGTGGATGTCGTTGGTTTCTTCGAGCTCCTCAGCAGTGAGGGCCCGCTCTTCGCTCGTGGCGAGCTCCTGGACGTTCTGCAGCTTGTTCTCCAATTGGGAGATGTAGCGCTGTGCGTCTGTACTGGTGCGGAAGTTCATGTTGAAACTTTGTTTGTGTGGCAAGTTAGTACCCTCCTTCTTTTTATTCCGCGCCTCGACCACCGTGTTACTGTAGGCCGGGAACGGGACGACGCTCAGCTCGTAGAGCTCGCCTATCTTATTGATAGTGCGCAGGTTAGCCTCCTCGTTCCAGTCCTGTTCTGCGATGGTAAAACCGAAGCTCATTTGATTCATATCTCCGCGCTTCACCATCTCGTATAGATCGCGGGCGGCTTGGGTGTTGCCCAGCTCGGCGCGGTACTTCAGTCCGCGGTCGTCTTGGCTGATGGCCATCGTCCCGGACTTCGTGCGGGCGTAGGGTGCGCCTTCATGGTTCAGCAGTAGCCGAACGTCCGCGTCCAGGACGCCATCGAAAGCGCCGCGATTGATTCGCTCCTTGAACGGCCCCAAGTCGGTCGTGTCGTCAAAAAGTGCCGCGTAGCCTTCGAGCACCATAGGAGCCGTGGCCCGCAGCTCCGCCGTGCGCCGCTGGATATCCGGCGCAGCTTTGCGCGTCTCAACCGGTGCCGGTTCGGGTTCGGGCTGTGTGGCGGTGAAAAGGTTCGCTCCATCCTCCATTCGGTATTCAATGAATCCATCGGAGCCGTTGCGCTGGCTCTCCGCCTGCGCCTCCTCCTGGGTGTAGTATACGGCCTCGCCGTCGGTGGTCGTCATGTTCTCGTCCATGCGTTCCTGTTTTTCAATTACTGTGCGGATAGCGTCCTTCATGCCCCCCTCGCCGAGGGTGCCGATAACGCCCCATTTCATTTGCGCTACGACGCCGCCGATGTTGCTCAGGACCGGATCGTCATCGGTAAGGTGGGCGCCATCTTGGAAGTGTCGCGCGGCCCATGCTTCGCGCTCCCGGATCCACGACAGTACGCCCTCGGTTTCCTCGCCATCGCGGGCGCGGCCCCATAGGGTGAAGGCGTCGTTTCCGCGGATGTTGCCACCAGCCCGCCAGACGTCGGGGTGGTCCTCGCGCACCATCTCCGCGAAGGCCCTGTCGAACTGCGGGTAATTGCTGTTCTGTAGGCTGACCTTCTTATCGCCGCCCTCGGTTGGGAAATCAGTTACCGGCATTGTCGTCGCTGCTGATTTTCGCGCTGTAGTCGCCGAAGCTCTGGAGGCTGACCTGGTTTACTTGAACCATGTTCAAGTTTCCATTCTCGACCTCGTTCATATCCTCCATCCTGCGGGCCTCGTTGATGGAGATGATGCCGGCCTTTACAAGCGTGTCGTAGTAGTTGGCGCGGGCGGCGCTGTCGCCGCGGAGCAGGTCGGACAGGTCGAAGCGGGTGAACGTGCGGGCGCGTTCCTCCGGTGCAATGAGTTTGCAATTCATCTCCTGCTCGATTTTCCGGGTCCAGGGGACAATGGTATACTTGGCGAATTGGATGGCCTGCTGCTCGGTGTTGGAATAGGTCACATTGGACTGGACGCCAACGAGCGAAGGCGGGACGCCGAACACCCGACAAATTTCTTGATTCTGAAAATCGCGCTGTTCGCTCATCTGCGCTTGAGATGGGTCGACGCCCACGCGCTGGTAGTTGAACCCGAACGGCAGGAGCTTCGTGCCGAGGCGGTCCCCGCTATTGTTCCAACTGTCCTGAATGATATCGAGCTGTTCCTTCCGTAGCGGCTCCTTGCTGCTGAGGATGCCGGTCATGTTGCCCGACGATCCGAAGAACTCCGATGCGTAGTCCTGCGCTGCCTTGGCCAAGCCGAGGAGCTCGCGGTGCGTCTCGATGGGCGACAGGCCGTAAAGGTTGCGGATGCAAAGCATATCGCCGGCGAGGTACGTCCCGCGCTTGTCCACGACGAAGTTGGTGATGCCTTCCACGGTGCGGACCGTGACGTCCTGCGGGTGAATCAGCTCCAGCTCCACCGGCTGCGTGGTCCGCCCATCGCGGTGAATGATGGCGTAGCCCTTACCGTACAGCAGGACGTGGGTTATGAGGATCTCCCAAAAGTCGAACGCGGTGCGGCCCGGCTGCGGCTCCTCGCTGATCAGCTTATATGCTGGGTGGTCGTCGGCGCGAAGCGTGTTCTCGCCATCGCGGCGCAATACGTCCACGTGGAGCTGGGCGACGGTGGAGGCGACGCGGTGGACGCAGGCGTAGACCGTAGACAGGCCGAGCGCGATATCGACGTCCATATTGACGCCGGCGCTGGTTCCGTAGCCGCGGAGGTGTGAGGTAAACCCTGGGGCGTTGGTGTAGCCATACCGGAAGCCCGCACGGGTAAGGAGGCGCTGGAACCAGTTACTTTGTGCCATTGTGTAAATGTAAACGCCCGACTGCGTTCAGTCAGGCGTCACATCAAAATACCACAAACCGGCAGCCATGCGCGGCCTATAGGTGCACAATATCGAAAGAAAATTCCTCCTCGCCACTATTGTTGTAGAAAGTTCCGAGGGCCATGATGCAGGCGACGATACCATCCACCTTTTGGCTGGGGCTATTCTTCTTCTTCGTGACCTTGATGTTATCGGCCTCATCGCGTTGGAGGTGTACGCAGCCCATCTGCCAACGTAGCACCGGATGGGCGCCGTGGATAATGTTTCCCTTGCACATCTCCACTTCCAGCATCTTCGTAGGGTACGCCATAGAACGGAAGCCCTGGCCGAAAGGTTCGACGGGTATCTCCTTCTCCACCAACTGCGGTACGATCGTGTGCGCGTTCCAGCGGTCGTATGCCACCATCCGAACGTCGTACTTCGCGCAGGCGTCGAGGATAAAGCGGCGCACCGCGTCCATGTCGTTTACGTTGCCATCGGTGATCGTCACGAAGCCCTGACGGCTGAACATCTCGTAGTCGATACCGCCGCTCAGCTTCTTGCTGTGCGCCATCTCCGCATTTACGAAGTGCTGGCACTTGAGGTAAAACCTGTCGAGCTCATCGTCCCGCCATAGCATCCCGACCGCGGTGAGGTCTTTGGTGCTGGATAGGTCAAGGCCGATGTAACATGGCAGCGAGGCGAGGCGCGTCTCCGGCACCGCTTCCTTGCCCCGCATAAATTCGTCGTCGGATACCCAGCGCTCTTCGCTCGACGTCCATATGTTCAGGTGCAGGCGAAGGAACGTATTCACCTCCCGCGGGTTGTGCTGGCACTTCCGCACCTCCTGCTCGAAGTAGTCCTTCATGCATATCGAGCCATAGCCTGGGTTGGCTTTCTTCCATGTCTCTTCCTTCGTCCAGTCGTCGCCCTTGTCGGCTGCGTAGATGACCGGAAGGAATGCGGGATCCTCCACGCTACCGTCCTTCACTTTCATCGCGTAGTCGTGGACTTCATAGCAGATGCTGGAAGTATCGTGGCCCGCGGTGGTGATGGCCAACATCATGGGCTGGTTCCGTGAACCCATCGAGGTGGACAGCACCCGCCACAGCTCGCCGTCCTTCTGCGCGTGGAGCTCATCGAAAATTACGCCGTGACAGTTGAAGCCGTGCTTCGTGTTGGCCTCGGCGCTGATGGACTTATAGAAGCTCGTTTTGTAGTGGATGGCATGCTGTCGACACTTGAGGCGATTCTTTAGCTCCCGGTTCTGCTCCACCATGCCGAGCGCTACATCGAAGACGATCCGCGCCTGGTTGCGGTCCGCCGCCGCACTGATGACTTCGGCGCCGGGCTCATCGTCGGCACATAGTAGATACAATGCGAGCGCGGCGCAAAGAGTACTCTTCCCGTTTTTGCGAGGTATCTCCACGTAGCACGTGCGGTACTGGCGAAGGCCGTCCTCGCGGAGCGTTCCGAACAGTGGGCGGATAATGTCGTCCTTCTGCCATTGCTCCAGCTTGAACGGTTGCCCACCTTTCGAGCCCTTGACGTGGCTGCAATACTTTTCGATCCAACGGATAACGCGCTCGGCTTTCTCCTCATCGTATGCCATTAGCTAAAGTCCTCATCGAAGCTTTCCGCCTCCGCGATCCCGATGGCCTTCACGTAAGCGCGTTTCTTATCGCGCAGCTTTTGGAGCTGGTCGTATTCCGGGCGCGTCT